GATCGGCGTCAGAATACAAAGTGACAATCGCACTTATCTGGTAATCGATCTCGCTCACTGCCGATGTCACAAGCGTATCGGTGAGAGGCCGCACCGTGTCCGCGTTCATCGCGGCCTGGACCTCACTGAGCAACGCCTGGCCTGCAATTCCGGCTGCGTTCGGCGCGGAAGCCGGTTGTGCGGTTATAGGACCAGTGAGGACATAGACGTTTACCGTACCAGGAGCTGGACTAACCACCTGCACGTCGACAATAGAAGGATCGACACCTAGCGCGAAGAATCGGTAAGCGCCGGCGGGACCGGCCGAACTGAATTGGTTCGGCGCCGCCTGAATTCGGGTGCGCAGATGGTCATCTGTCTCGGGCGCCGAACCGCCGGAACTTGTGCTAGTGTTAGTTGCACCCGAGATTAATGCACTCGGATTCAGCAATACATTGATCTGACCCGCCAGATAGCCATTGCCACCTGAACCAGCCACCGTTGCAGTCGCATTTACCGTCGCGGTTGTACTCCCGGCGGCAATGGTTACGTCTGAATTGGTCGCGAACACGAACTGACCGTCACTGCTACCAACCTGAGTCTTGGCTATTACCGTATAGGCAACGGTGAGCGCGTTAGCGAGGGTGAATTGTATCGTCGTTGTAGCTGGTTGGGCTTGTAGACGTGTCACTCCCACCAATCCGCCCAGGTAGTCGATCATCGGAAAGGCGGCGAATGCGAGCAGGTTCTGCTGACCAGCATACTGAACGGCGTTGCGCACCAGGGATTCCCGATACGCGTACAAATCGATCAGCAATCGTTCGACCTGCGCCGGCTGCAAGGTACGTTCGGCCGCAGCCTCGAAGGCTGTAATCATGTCAGCGAGGACAAGGTTCGGATTGGTGCCGTCAGCGTCGTTGACGAACACCGGTGCCGGCAGCGAAACAATAGCCTGCCCCATCATGCACCTCCTGCGATGCCGATCACCGTCGTCCGCGAAGAAGACGAGCCGGCCAGCTTCAGTTGCCAGGTTATCGATACATTCAAATATGCGCCGGACTGCGAACTGCCGTCGATCACAGGAGAGACGCTCACCGATTGGAGAGTTACTCGCGGTTCCCACATCGTAATTGCTGCGCTGACCTCTCTAACGATCGAAGGTATTGCGACGCTGATTGGATTGTCGATATAACTCCACAAATCCGCGCCAAAGGTAGGACGCAATGGATCCGATCCGGGCGGAGTCGTCAGAATTATCGCAATACATTGGTCGATATCGTCAATTCCCTCAACCACGGCGCCTATCGTTCCCAGTTTCAAGGACCAATCTGCCGAGGTGATATCCGCAAGGGTAATGGCGTCAGTACTCATCGTCGTCACTGTAGCGGTGGATTTATCGTCACTCCATTCGGATTGATATTCACATACGAGGTTCCGGACTGAAGCGAGATCCCGGCCGGCGCACTCACAAGCACCGAGCCACCGCTACCTCCCAGGATCGAAAACACATGAGCAGCAGCATCATATTTAATCGTCGTGCCGTCGCTAAAAGTCATGCTAAGTGCGTGCGCAGCGGCATCATATTTGATGGCGGTCTGATCGGTGAAGTTGAAGCTGAGTGAGTGAGCGCCGCCGTCATACTTGATCGTGGTCGAATCGCTGAAGTTAGCTGCCAACACGTGCGCGGCACGATCGTATTCCACTGCCGTGCCGTCCTTGAATCCCAAATGGAACTTGTCGGCGCTCTGAACTGGAGTGTTATCCACTTGAGAGTAGATCGCACCCAATACCACCCCGTCCTCGTCTCTCGCATCCATCAGACAGATGACCTGCTCGCCGATGTCGGGGAGCCAATAAGCCTTGTCGTTCTGCGTCTTAGGTACCACCACCGGCAACCAATAGCTCTGCATGTGATCCAATTCGTTGAAGGTTACTCGCAGCCGGCAGAGCGACGTGTCCTGGTCTTGAACGATTCCGAGACGCAAAGTTGGAATATGCACCGTCGAACGGTCGCCGGATGTACAAAGACAATCAGTAGACACGGCTGACCTCCACGCGAGTCACGTAACCATGAGCGCGATCCAGCAGATGCCGCGCCGCCAGAATGATGTAAATACCGTCGAACTCGCCGAATCCCGAGACCTGCAGCGTGTTGCCGGACGCCATCGCAATCGATCCGGGCATCGTAAGGCTGCCCTCGATAAAGAACTTGCTGGTGGCTTGAAGAGCCGCCTGACATTTGAGTAGCGCCTGTTGGCCATTCTCGGATCTTGCCACCATCTTTATGGTATCGTTGGTCGGAATCGGCGCGATCGCCGACGCATTTCCGACGATCAAGGACTTACTGAAAGGATTCTGATAGGTGACTTGCGCTGTAGGGTAGGTGTCATGAGTGCGGTTGCGGAACTCGAAGCGTTCCACATCGGTTCGGGTAAGGCTTATTGTCGGCACTACCGCTTCCAGAGCCGTCGCCGAGTAAACTACCAGGACTAAACCTCGCACGGTGAAGTCGTAGCCATATTCAACCGCCAATCTTTTCAGGAATCCGAGGTCGGTCTCGTGCTTCTGCGTGACGCGCTCGAAGGACACGTCAATCACCTCCGGTGCGCTGATCACGGAAAGTCCGTACTTGCCTGCGATGACTTGCGCGATTCCGAGGAGGGTCTGGTCTTCGTAGCCCATGCTATTGGCTGTGCGCATGGCCGGGGTAATGAAGGCAGCCAGACATCGCATGGTGAAGGTGTCGGGCGGGCCAGTCAGCTCCAATTGATCGATTTGGAAATCTCCGCACGGCAACAGCACCTCACCCTGATAGCCTATCGCCAGGGTGATTTCGTCGCCTATGCCGGGATACCACGACGTTTGCCATATCCGGTTGTGATCTTCCACAACCAGTTCCACGTCGCCCGAAAGCTCGGAGAGATAGTCGGTGTAGCTGATGCGCACGACCACGTGGATATGTCGGCCGTGATGTCGACACCCTGATAGGTCAGAACCCATTGTGGTGTACGGACAGGATAGGATAGCGCTGATGCCATATTAGCTGGTCGCCTTCCACGGCGGCAGATTCGTGGTTGTGACGGCTGACTGCAGCAGCACGGGAATCATGATCGTTAATCCTGCTTCGAACACGGCCTTAATTGGAATGTTCGGGTTGGCCATCACGATAGGACCGAACAGGGTCGGGTCGCCATAATAGTTCCAGGCTAGAAGGTCCCATCGCTCGCCACTGGAGCTAATATGGGTAAGGAACTGGCAGCTCACGTCGCGCTCCTGACTATGACTGAGGTCGGCACATCATCCGGTAGCAAGATCGCGCTGGCAGGTGCAGACGGCGGTACAAGTGCCGCGAGGGCCGACACGCCGTTGGAGGTGGTTGCAATTGAGCTGGAGCTGCTGGATGCGGCCGTCCCGGCGATGGCTAGCGGAAGGAACGAAGGAATCGGGGCCGCGGTGGGATCAAAGTCAACCGGCGACTCGCGCAGGCTGACCCGCACTGTTATCGCGAAGATGTCGCCCGAACCACTGAGTTGGCGCGATAGCGTGTCTATTTGGGCGATGATGAAATAGCCGCGAAAGTCTCCGTTGCCGAAAACCAACGGCAATGCGACATGCGTTGAAGCGGCCGCAGTTATTGCCAGCAGGCTGGTTGCCGGATCTGTAAATGAGCTATGCAGTAACATCTCGAGCTCAATCTTCATGAGGTCATCGGCCAGCCATTGCAACTGCGGACGAGCCTGAACCACGCGATGCTCAGCGTAATGGTAGCCGCGCGAGTCGCTAAGCACTTGCGGCGAACCAACTACCTGGAACGGAATATTACCCAGTATCGCAAACACCTAGAATTCCGTCCTTTGACGCCGCTTAAGCTCGGCGCACCATTGCGCATAGATCGCTTCACGATGCTGTCTGAGCACCTCGAGTATACGAGGTTCAATGTCTTCCGCTTGCGCCGAATTGATAACTATCGTGGGAGCGGAATTAATAACTACCGACGTCGCGCTGCTGGTATCGTTCCGCATCTGTTCAACGGGAACGCCTGCGATAGCGGGCGTGACCAGCAATGGAACTGCGAGCATTGCCGTAGCCACTCTGGCGAAAGGTATACCTAAGGTTTGAGAGCCGCCGCCGGATTGTGATTGCTCCAGGGTAGCGAATGCCCTCGGCGAGATCCGTAGCAGGCTCGTCACGATCGAGGTCCACCCTGACGGCG